TCACGCGACCCTCCGGCGCGTGGAGCGCAGCGTCGTGACTGCCTCGGCTATGGCGTCGCCGGCCGCCAGTACCTCCTCTGGCGTGGTTGACCGCCCGAGGCTGATCCGCACGGCCCCTTCCGCGCGCTCGCCAGTCACGCCGATGGCGGCGAGGACGTGTGATGGCTCGAGCGACGCGGACGTGCAGGCCGATCCGGTGGAGAGGGCGACGCTTGGGCGCAATCTGAGCACGAGTGCCTCGCCATCTACGCCATCGAACGAGATGTTTATGTTGCCGGGAAGACGAGCGGGACCGCCGTTGACTGAGACGCCGCCGAGGTCGGTCAGCCGCAAAAGCAGCCCGTCGCGGAGCCTCGTGACCCGATCTGTCTCCCCTCCCATCTCGTCGCGAGCGAAGCGGCAGGCCTCGCCGAACGCGACGCAGAGCGGCGCCGGAAGGGTGCCGGGCCGTAGGTTCGCCTCTTGGCCCCCGCCATGAAGGATCGGCCGCAGGTGCCGGCGGAGCGAGCGGCGGATGAAGAGCGCGCCGATGCCCACTGGGCCGCACATCTTGTGCGATGAGATGCTGGCAAGATCGAGTAGTGCAGCGTCGATAGGAAGTTTTCCCGCGGCCTGGGCGAGGTCGGAGTGGAAAAGCGCCCCTGCAGAACGGGTGATTCGGGATATCTCGGCGATCGGCTGGATCGTGCCGATCTCGTGGTTGGCCGCCGCTATCGAAACAAGGCCTGCGGCTCCGCCCAGCATCCGCTCCAGCTGGCCCAGGTCGACGACGCCGGACGAAAGCAGGGGCACCGTCTCTACACTGGCGGAGAAAGCCGCGGCGGCGGCCATGACCGAGGGGTGCTCACCGGCGGAGACCAGCACACGGGGGAAGTGAGACGCGGCAAGCCAGTCTCGCAGGCCGCCGATGGCAAGGTTGTTCGATTCGGTAGCACCTGAAGTAAAGAGGATCTCTGCAGACTCAGCGCCAATCAGCTCACCCACCTGGAGGCGCGCCTCCTCGACAGCGCGCCGTGCAATATCGCCCGGCTGGTGGGCCGAGTGGGGATTCGCGTCGTATTCCCGGAAGGCACTGGCCAGACGGTCGGCGACACGAGGGTCGATGGGTGCATGCGCCTGATGGTCGAAATATATAGGTCCTTGATTCGGCAAGATATTGGCCTCCCACGGGCGCACACCCCAACATAGCCGACGCCGCGGATGCTAGCGGCAATCTATAGTGCGATCTGTTAGGCCGGAGAAGCGTCCCGGCTGGGCTTCTGTGAATAGGCGGTGACAGCTGGGGAAGAAGGAGCCCCCCGCTGCCGATCGTCCAAAGCGTTCCGGCTATCTCCGGAGGCAGCAGTTGCAGTCGCACAACCTTCAACAGCCCTGGATCATCGCGCGTTAGGACGACTATCCTGCCTTCAGCGCGCCCGGCTCCAGTCTCGGACGCCGCTATAGTGTCAGCGGCAAGCTTGAATTGATCTGTGTCCCGGCGACTTTGGCCCCTCCCGCAAGCCAGGCGGTGCCGCACGAGTGGTGAGATAAGCCAACTCGCTGTTCACGCGGTTTCAGCCTACTCGCTTTTCGGAGAATGCCTGAAGCTGCTCCGTCCACTCTGCCATTAGCCGCTCCATAAGCCCCGGCAGCGTCATCCCTGGATGCTGCCGCCCATCCAAGATCGCCTCGACGATCTTCGGCGCCAGCAGCGTCAGGCGCAGCAGACGGGAGACGTAGGACGAATTGATCTTCTCCGCCGCCGCCAGTTCGTCGATCGTGCCATAGCGCCCCGCTTCAAGCATTCGCCGCCACCGGAACGCCCGGGCCAGCGCCTTCACCAGCGTGGTGTCCGCAGCCGAGGGGCCCCGGTTCGTGGTGCCGCCCGGCGCGATCATCAGCTTCCGCCCGCCCCGCGGCTTCCGGACCGCCAGAGGCACCCGAACGGTCAGCATCTGCGCGGCGCCGGTCATGCTGCGGCCCTCGCGGATTCGGGTGGCGTGGCCAGGTCGCGCGCCAGGCTGGCCAGTCCCTCCAGCTTCAGCCGCACGTCAGCGCCGCCTACCCCGATGTCCACCCGGTCGACCAGGAGGCGGATAATCCGCGCCTGCTCCGCGGGGAAGAGCTCCTCCCAAAGCGGGTCCAGCCGCTCCAGCGCCAGCCGGGCTTCGCCCTCCGTCATATCCGGCGCCGAGGCCCGTGCCGCGCGCCAGGCCCCGAGCACCACCTCCGGCTGGCGCAGCAGCCCACGGACCTGCGCGATGACCGCGCCCTCGATCTCGGCGGCGGAAATGCGCGCGATGGCCGGGCCGTCCGCGGCGCTACCCTTCAGCACCGACTGGCTGACATAGTAGCGGTACTGCTGCCCGCGGCGCCCCCGCGCATGGGTGGGCGACATCGCACGCCCGTCGCTGCCGAAGATCAGCCCGCGCAGCAGCGAAGGCGTCTGGCACCGCGTGCGGTTGGCGCGTGTCTTCGGGCTGATCGACAGCAGGGCGTGCGCCGCGTCCCACATCGCCTGGGGCACGATGGCAGCGTGCTCGCCCGGGTGCGACTTCCCTTTGTGCATCGCCTCGCCGAGATAGGTCCGGTTGCTGAGCACCCGATACACGTCGCTCTTGGTGAAGGCGCGGCCGCGCTTCGTGGTGGCGCCTTCGGCCCGGAGCATGGTGACCAGCTTCGTACCGGATTCCGTCTCGACGAAGCCTTCGAAGATCCGGCGCACCAGTGCCGCCTCCGCCTCGTTCACCAGCAGCTTGCGGTCCTTGGCGTCGTAGCCGAGTGGCACGAAGCCCCCCATCCAGATTCCGCGCGCCCGTGACGCCGCCACCTTGTCGCGGATGCGCTCGCCGATGACCTCCCGTTCGAACTGCGCGAAGCTGAGGAGGATGTTCAGCGTCAGCCGACCCATGCTGGTGGTCGTGTTGAACGACTGCGTGACGGAGACGAAGGTCACGCTGTTCGCGTCGAACACCTCCACCAGCTTGGCGAAGTCCATCAGCGCGCGTGACAGCCGGTCGATCTTGTAGACCACCACCACATCGATCAGCCCGCGCTCAATGTCGGCCAGGAGGCGCCGCAGTGAAGGTCGTTCCAGCGTGCCGCCGGACACGCCGCCATCGTCGTAGCGATCGCGGATGAGCACCCATCCCTCCGACCGCTGGCTGGTGATGTAGGCCTCACAAGCCTCGCGCTGCGCATCCAGCGAGTTGAACTCCATGTCGAGCCCTTCCTCGCTCGACTTGCGCGTGTACACCGCGGCGCGGATCTTCCTCACCGTGGCCGGCATGGCGGCGTCGGCGGCTGGCTTGCGCTTCATGCCGTGCCCCTCCGGTTCTTCAGGCCAAAGAACAGCCAGCCATTCCAGCGCGTGCCGGTGATGGCGCGCGCGATGGAGGAGAGCGACTGGTAGGGGCGCCCCTGATACTCGTAGCCGTCGTGCAGCACAGTGACGCTGTACTCGACTCCCTGGTACTCGCGGATCAGCCGCGTGCCGGTGATCGGCTTGTCGTCGCCGCGGATGCGCCGGAGGACGGGATTACCGCCGTCGAGCTGTTCACCGAGGGCCTCGAGGCGCTGGATCGTCTCGGGCTTCAGGCCGCCATAGGCGAGCTCTTGAATGCGATAAGCCAGCCGGCTCTCCAGGAAGCGCCGGTTGTAGGGCGGCGGTTCGGTCGCAAAAAGCTCCCGCCACTGCTGCTTCAGGTCAGGCGTGGGGGTGGTCTTCAGCGCGGCGAGCCGGCCTAGCACGTCGGCCGGCGGGATGGCGGGGATGGTCCGCGCCGGCGGGGTGCCAGCTTTGGATTTGGTGGCGCGTTTCATGCGGGTCTCCGGTTGGTCCGGTTCGCATGCAGGCGCTGGGGTGCCAGGAAGTGTAGGTCAGGCTCTCCGCGGTCGGCGTCCTCGCGCGCAGCTTCCTCGGCAGCGCGGCTGCGCAGCCGCACCAATCCCGCGGCAAGGATGGTGCACACCTCACGCAGGTGCGGCGGAAGGTGGCCATTGATTGGGTTCGGCAGGGGCATCGGGATCCAGCACGCATTGTCCTGCCTATTCTCTACCGCCTCGCCACCCGCACCTTCTCAGCCGGCCGGCTCGGCGCGGCGCCATGCACCGCCGTCAGTGCCGACGGTCGTCCGATATTCGGCTTCACGGTCGGCCAAATCCGGCTCAGACGCGCCTTGATCGAGCTGTCGCAGGGCACATTGTCGGGTCCCAACTGATCGGCAAACCAGTCTTGGATCATCCGCAGCCATTCAGCCTGCGTCGCCGGTGGTCCCGGGTCGTAAATGGTCTTCGCGATCTCGCACCAGCAGCCTTCCCAATCGAATTTGGGCGGAGCACCGCGTGACTTCTCCCGCCCGTTCGCGCCTGCCACGGCAGCGATCGCAGATTGGGCACCGCCGATCCCCTGCGCCTCCTGGAACCGCTCCATCTCGGCCCGGCGCACCACCAGCGACTGGCGGTCGACCAGGATCGTGCCGCGCTCATCATCCTGGTCCGGGAGATCAAGCACCTCCCCCTGCAAGCCGCAGAACCGCCCGATGGCCTGCGAGCCATTCAGCAACACGGACCAGGCATCGACGCTGCGGATGTCCATGGTTCCGACGATCCAGCGCGTTCCGGTCGGAATGCTGAACGGCCGCCCGTCGGCATCCTCCTCGACTTCGCTGGTTTCGACACGCAGCCCACCAACCGCGATCGACAGGGTCAACTCGCTCTCCAAGGCATAGGCGGCAATGTCGGCTTCCGAGAGCGACCAGCGCTCGCAAAGCTCGGCCAGCCCGTAGAACGGCTTGCGGGGGAAAGGTTTGGCCATCACCTCTCCGTCCGATCGATCGCGCGCAGCCGACGATAGGCACGTACCACCTTCGCCATATCCGTGCGCATGTCAGGTGGCAGGCGCTGCGCCTCGACAAACACATCATCCAGGCACAGGCCGAGGATCGCGGCAGCGCGCTCGATGAGCTGATCCCGCGGCGGGCTCTCCATGTCGCGTTCGATCCGCGACCAATAGGCCGCTGAGATCCCCAGCCGATCGGCCATGTCGGTCATGCCGATCCCAAGCGCGGTCCGGCGCTCCCGGATGATCCTGCCAAAGCTCACAGCCCTGCTCCTTCAATCAAGCCGTAGCGTTGCAGTCGCACGGCGATGAATCTGTCCGAGACGCCGAAATCACCGGCCAGCGCCGCCACGACACCCGCCAGGGCTTCCTCGGGCGTGTCGCGGGCGAGGACACGGAATCCGGGGCGTCCCCGATGTGGCGCATGCACCATCAGCAGCTTCTCGGCCCGCGCATGCGCGACCATGCGAAGATGCAGTGGCGAAGGCGGCACCAGCAGCGCCCCCATGAATTCATTGGCACGTCGCTCGGACAGCAACGTGGCCCGATCGAGGCAGCCAGGGTCGGCCGTCACCGACCGATAGCGCCGTGCGGGCTGCTCTACGGCGGATGGCACGTCGAACACGATGTGGCCAACCTCATGCGCTGCCGTGCTGAGCGCCAATTCTGGCCGGTTGGCCATCATGCCCGCATTGACCGACACCAGCGCCAGCCCCGGTGCCGCGGGGTCGGTCTCGCAGATGCCCAGCACAGCGCGGCCGTCCTCATCATGCACTGCATGGGCGAAGTCCCACTCGGCGGTGATCTGCCGGCTGTTGACCTCGAGCACGCTCGCCGTAGCAGCCAGCGCTCCCGCATCCAACGCCCAGGCGCTGTCCCTCCGCGCGACGACGCGGCGCAATTGGGCGGCGACAGCCCAGACAGCCTCGGCCGTGAGCCGATGCGGGACGCCGGTCTGCGGGTGGTGGGCATAGGTCAGGGATACCGGCATTGCGGCAAGCCTCGGTTGATGACGTGAGGGGTTAAGGCGTGTGTTCCTTTTATGTTCCTCACCCGTGCTGAGTCCAGCATCGCGAACAAGTGCCAGTCATTAAATCTTCGCACCGAAATCCCACGCGGCGCCCGGACCCGGCGTAGTCCTCGGAAACCTCTGGTTTTCCTGCCGGCCAAGAATATGCCGGCACAATCCTGGCCGGCATTTATCGCCTTTGTTGGTCAATCGGCCGCAGCGCCTCGTGGTCCGGTCCGCTCATCGACGCAACCAGCGCGATGCCGGAGCTAGACATGATCACACAACGCACTTCGGACCCCGCCGACCGACCCGCCTGGGACCAGCCACAATTGCGCCAGGCCCTCTCCACCGCCCGGCACCGGGCCGCCCGGGGGGCGCGCCGGCTGCAACTCTCCGCCCCCGACCGGGAGGACCTGTGCCAGGACATCCTGGTCGCCATGCTGCAACGCAGCCGGCACTTCGACCCGGAGCGCGGCGCGTGGTCGACCTTTGTCGGGTTCGTCGCCCGGCATGTCGTCGCCGACCACGCGCGCATCCAGCGCGACCTGCCGCAGCCGGTCTTTCTCCCGCTCGAAGTGGATGCGTTCCCTAACGGCTGCTCAGCGACCCAGCAGGATCACAGCGATCCGTGCCTGGAACTCGACCTCCAGCGCGTGGCCGAGGAACTGCCGACCGCGCCGCAATCCATCCTGCGGCTGCTGGCCGCCGAGGGGGATGTGCCGAGCGCGCAGCGGGCCAGCACCCAGTCCCGCCCGACCTTCTACCGCTCGGTCGCCGATCTCCGCTGCTGGCTGCACGCGACGGGCCTTCGCCCGAGGCGCGGCAGCGCGCGCGCCCAGCTCACTGCGCCGGCTGAGAAAAACCCACCCACCGATCCGTAGAGAACAAGAGCCGAACCATGCGTTCCAGGGAGAGCCGACCGATGCACCTCGTGCACCTCACCACCCATTTGCTGCCACCCGCCCAGGTGTCGAAGGCCAACGTACCGACGACCATCGTCGTGAGCGAGAACGATCTCTGCGACCGCCTGGCCGATGCGGTGCCCGGCGATACCATCACCTATCACATCGGCATGCTGGCTCGGGATCGGGCACCCCAGACGCAGGTGCTTAGCCCGGATCGCTGCCGCGATCTCGGCGCTGTCGCCGACCGTGTTCTGCAACTGGCCGAGGCCGGCTGGGTGCATCTGGTGCAGCGCCGGCTCGGCGAGGAGCGCTTCGCCTACCTGCTGATCGTGCGACCTCGGCCGCGCGCCCTCCGCGGCGCGGCCATGCCGGTCCCCGCTGCTCTCAAGCAGGCGGCGTGAGGCCAGCCATGGGGAAGCCATCCCGCGACAAAGGCCTGCGCCGTGAGCGCGCCATCGTCGAAACCCACCTGAAGTGCGGCATCCACGCCGAGCGTGTGCCGCTGTCCGGCGCCGTCCGGTACCGCGGCAACGGCGCCGACGTTGACCTGTACGTCCGCGGCTCGGAGCCGGTGAAGGCAGAGGTCAAGGCTCGCGCCGAGGGCGACGGCTTCAAGACGCTGGAGCGCTGGCTCGGTGGAAACGACGCCCTGTTCCTCTGGCGCGACCGCGCAGCGCCCTTCGTGGTGCTGCCCCTGCACGTCTGGCTGGAGATCGTCGGCCGCAGCGCACGGTGCGCGGACCCGGATTCCGATCGCAGTCGTACTCGTCGCGCGCGCCAGGCCGAGGAAGGCGCGTTGCCGCCGGCCGACGCCATCGCCGAGGCGACGCTGTGAGCCCGCGCACCGCCCGCAGCGTGCACGCCATCGGCGAAGCGGTCCGCAACCTGGCCGGCGGCGCGCTGCTCGCCGGCGGCTTCATCGCGCTCCTCTGGCTCGCCGAACTGGCGACCGTCCGATGAGCACCATCCCCTCGACCAGAAGGACCACCATGACCAACCGAACCACTCTGGCGCAGCTGCGCGAGATGGACGCCGCGCAGGCCGCCCGCCTGCCCGTCGATCATCTGGCGCTGCTGCTGGAAGAGGTCGGGGCGCTGAAGGCCGACGCCAAGTACCTCGCCGACCTGCTGCACGACTCGCTGCATGCCCGCTACGGCGGTCCCGCCGCCGCGGCCCGTCGCGCCGAGGGCAAGGACACCGGCCGCGTCCGCATCGCCGATGACGCCTTCGAAGTCGTCGCCGACCTCCCGAAAAAGGCGGCGTGGGACCAGCCGAAGCTGGCCGTGGCGGTCGCCACCATCGTGGCGTGGGGCGAGGATCCCGCGGACTACGTCACCACCGAGATCCGCGTGCCGGAAAGCCGCTTCACGGCCTGGCCGCCGCGCATCCGCGCGGTCTTCGAGCCGGCGCGCACCGTCGCCACCGGCCGCCCCTCCTACACCCTCGAACAGAAGGACGCCGCGTGATGGCGCACGAACTCCGCATCCAGGTCGTCATCCCGCTGCAGGGTGATGCCGTCGCCCGCGCGAAGGACGTCGCCGCCTTCGAGCCGACGCTCGACAGCTTCACCGAAGTCGTCGCGCGCGCAGGTGGCGACATCAAGGTTGATGTCATCAAGGCCAAGCCGCGCGCCGCGAAGCAGGAGGCGAACTGATGGCGATCTCCCTCGCATCCCTGCGCAGCAGCACCAGCCTCTCCCCACCGAGGCTGCTGCTCTACGGCGTCGCCGGTGTCGGCAAGACAGAGTTTGCCGCAGCCTCGCCTCGGCCCGTCATTCTGCAGACCGAGGATGGGCTCGGGCGGATCGAGGCGACGACCTTCGGGCTGCTGCGCAGCTTCGATGAGATCATGGAGGCTTTGGCCGCGCTCTACTTCGAGCCGCATGACTTCGAGACGCTGGTGGTGGACAGCCTCGACTGGCTGGAGCCGCTGGTGTGGCAGCACACGGCGCAGACGCACAGCCAGCCGGACATCGAGTCCTTCGGCTACGGCAAGGGCTACTTGGCGGCACTGGATACCTGGCGCGGCTTCCTCGACGGCGTGAACGCGCTGCGTGAGGAGCGCGGCATGGGCGTGATCCTCATCGCCCACGCCGAGATCAAGCGTTTCGACAGCCCCGAGACGGAACCCTACGACCGGTACCAGCCGAAGCTCCATCGCAGCGCATCGGCCCTGGTGCAGGAGCATGTCGATGCCGTGCTCTTCGCGAACTACCGCGTCAGCACGCTGAAGTCGGACGTCGGCTTCAACAAGAAGGTGGTCCGCGGCGTCAGCGGCGGTGATCGCCTGCTGCACACCGCCGAGCGGCCGGCCTTCCTCGCGAAAAACCGCTTCGGGCTGGCCGAGACGCTGCCGCTGTCCTGGCCCGAGCTCGCCGCCGGCATCCCCTTCTACGCGACGCCGCCCAGCGCCGCCCCCGCCTCCACCACCGAAGCCCGGAGCTGACCCATGGCATCCCTGAATGGAACCTTTGACGCGACGGAAGTCGCCCCCGCTGTCCCGCTCGAGGTGCTGCCGCCCGGCAAGTACCTCGCGCATCTGATCGAGAGCGAGATGCTGCCGACCAAGGCGGGCGATGGGCAGCTGCTCAAGCTGGTGTTCGAGGTGCTGGAAGGCCCCTCCGCGCGCCGGAAGATCTTCGACCAGCTGAATCTGGTGAACCGCAACGAGCAGACGGTCGAGATCGCGCAGCGCACGCTGTCGGCCATCTGCCACGCGGTCGGCCAGGTGCATGTCAGCGACAGCGAGCAGCTGCACTTCAAGCCGCTGATCATCACGCTGAGGGTCGAACCCGCGGGCAACGACAAATACGGCGTCTACCGTGAGGCGCGGAACAAGGTCGCCGGCTACTCGGCGGCCAACACTAGCACCGCCGCCGGCACCACCCCGCGCCCGGCTACCCCGGGGCCCCGTCCAGCCGCCGCGGCACCTCCGCCGGCCACCCGCACCAGCGCCGTGGCCACCCCGCCCTGGCGCCGCAATGCCTGATCACCAGCCGGCAGGCCGCGCGCCTGCTGGCCTCTCTCCCTCGAACCAGGATCAGGTCATGGCTGTCCTTCCTTCGCCCGCATGTCCCACCATCACCGCCATCTACGCGGCCTATGAGGCGGCAGCGGATAGCGGCTATCGCGCGCATCTCGGCGCCTCGCTGATCGGCACCGAATGCGAGCGGGCCATCTGGTACTCCTTCCGGTGGGCCACCCGCGCCCGGCACACCGGACGGCTGCTGCGGCTGTTCGACACCGGCAATCTGGCCGAGGCCCGCTTCGTCGCCGACCTGCGCCGCGTCGGCGTCACCGTCCTGGACCTGGATCCCGCGACGGGGCGTCAGTGGAACCTGCGCGATGCCTCCGGCCACTTCGGCGGCAGCATGGACGCAGTGGCGATCGGTCTGCCCGAGGCGCCGAGCACCTGGCACGTCTGCGAATTCAAGACCCACAGCGCCAAGTCCTTTGCCAAGCTGAAGGCCGATGGCGTCGCCGCCTCCAAGCCGCTGCACTGGGCGCAGATGCAGGCCTACATGCAGCTCGCCGGCCTCGATCGAGCCTTCTATCTGGCGGTCTGCAAGGACACGGACGAGCTCTACCAGGAGCGTATCCGGCACGACGCCGAGTCCGGGCTGCGCATCCTGGCCAAGGCCGAGCGCATCATCGGTGCCGCCCGGCCGCCGGCCCGCATTAGCCAGGACCCGGCCTGGTGGCAGTGCCGCTTTTGCGACCACCACGCCGTCTGCCATGCCGGTGCGGCACCGGAGCGGCACTGCCGGTCCTGCCTCCATGCCTCGCCCGCCCCGGGTGGTGACTGGCATTGCGCGCGCCACCACGCCCCTATCGGCCGGCGCGAGCAGGAGGCAGGATGCGCGGCGCATCTGTACCTGCCGGATTTCGTGGCCGCCGAGCAGGTCGACGCCGGCGAGGACTGGGTCAGCTATCGACTGCCGGACGGCACCGAATGGCGTGACGGCGTGCCCGCCGCGGCGCCGCCCGACATCGTCGCGCACCTGCCGTGCCGGATCTGTCGCGCCACGATCTATCGGGTCGGGCCCGGCAAGGGGCCGCACATCGCCGAGCTGATCTGCACCGGTTGCAAGACGGGCGGGCGCTGGCTCAGCAAGGTGGATGCTGCGGCGATGGGAGTGGCCGCGTGACCCTAGCGCTCCGCCCCTATCAGCGCGCCGCCGTCGAGGCGCTGTACGACTACTTCTCGGCCAGCAGCGGCAATCCGCTGGTCGTGATGCCGACCGGCACGGGCAAGAGCCTGTGCATCGCCGGCTTCACGCGTGAGGCCATCGCTGCCTACGGCGACACCCGCGTGTTGATCCTCACCCACGTGAAGGAGCTGATCCAGCAGAACTTCATGGCGCTGCTGCGCGCCTGGCCGGAAGCGCCGGCCGGCATCTACTCGGCCGGGCTGTCCCGCCGCGACATTCATGCGCAGATCCTGTTCGCTGGTATCCAGTCCATCCACCGCCACGCGCGGCAGGTGCAGCGCTGCGACCTCGTGCTGATCGACGAAGCACACCTGCTCGGCCGCGGCGACAGCGGCATGTACCGCTCCTTCCTGGCGCAGTTGAACGAGATCAACGCAGGGCTGTTGAAGGTCGTGGGCTTCACGGCGACACCGTATCGCCTGGACAGCGGAATGCTCCACGAAGGCAAGGATCGGCTCTTCACCGACATCGCTTTCCAGGTGCCGGTGCTGGAGATGATCCAGCAGGGCTATCTCTGCCCCGTCGTGCCCAAGCAGACGTCGACGCAGCTCGACGTCGGTGGCGTCGGCACGCGTGGCGGCGAGTTCATCGCCAAGGACCTCGAGGCGGCGGTCGACCGCGACGATGTGACCCGCGCCGCCGTGGCCGAGATCGTCCAGCACGGTGAGGGGCGCGGCTCCTGGCTGGTCTTCTGCTCCGGCGTGGCCCATGCGCGCCATGTCCGCGATGCCATCCGCGAGCATGGCATCTCCGCCGAGACCGTGACCGGTGATACGCCCGGGCCGGAGCGCGACGGCATCCTGGCGGCCTTCAAGGCGGGGCGGCTGCGGTGCGTCACCAACGCCAATGTCCTCACCACCGGCTTCGACGCGCCCGGCACCGATCTCATCGCGCTGCTGCGCCCCACGAAGAGTGTGGGCCTCTACGTCCAGATGGTGGGTCGCGGCACGCGCCTGGCCGAGGGCAAGGATGACTGCCTGGTGCTCGACTTCGCCGGCAACACGGCGCGGCACGGTCCGATCGACACGGTGGATGGACGAAAGAAGGAACCCGCCGGCGACGGCGAGGCACCGATCAAGGTCTGCCCGGAATGCCAGACCATCAACCACGCCAGCGCGCGGCACTGCATCGAGTGTGACCATGAGTTCCCGCCGCCGGTCGTGAAGGTGGCGCCGCAGGCGGCGTCGAACGCGCTGCTCTCGACGCAGATCCAGGCGGCGTGGTGCGATGTGACCGGCATCACCTATGCCCGGCACGACAAGCCAGGGAAGCCAGCCTCGCTGCGCGTCACCTACGAATGCGGCCTGGCGCGGCACAGCGAGTGGGTTTGCTTCGAGCATACCGGCTTCCCGCGGGACAAGGCGGTCGGCTGGTGGCGGCGCCGCGCCGGCAATCTGCCGCCCCCGACGACGGTGGATGAGGCGCTCGAACAGCTGGATCAGCTGCGCCGTCCCATCGCGATCCAGGTGCGGCCCGCGGGCCAGTACACCGAGATCGCCGCCGCGAGGTTCGTGTGAGATGCGCCGCATGTCGCCTCCGTACCGCCCGCGGCTTCGGTTGGTTCGATCCGCGCGTGCGGACCTCCGAGCCCCTGCCGGCCTGTTCCATGCGCTGCATGAGCGCGCTCTGCAGGAGGTGGGGCGTGGTTGATCCCGACGAGCACGAGATCGCAGCCATCGCGGCGGCCAGCCCCATGGCGGGCGAGTACCTGGAGAGCATCGGGAAAACCGATCTCGCCGTGCTGACGGAGGCGGAATGGCTGACGCTGCTGGAGGTGATCATCACCGCCTACCAGGATGAGCTTGCTCGCCTGCTGGATCAGGGACGGCATCCGGCGCCGCCGCTTGCTGCAGGTGGTCGCCCATGAGTGGCGTCACCTCGGCCCGAGAGGTCGCGCGCCGGCTCGGTCTCTCGCACACCGCCATCCAGAACGCCGAACGCGCTGGGCGCATCGCGCGGGAAGATGACGGCACCTGGGACGTGGAGAACGTCCAGCGAGGTCTGTCGGGAAAGCCTGCGCGCGAGCGTCGCGTCAAAACTGATGTCGCGCCAGATCAGACCGGCGCCGCAGATGATGCTCCCCGCCCTGTCGGTGGAAGCGGCATCGCCTCGACGCGCGAGCTTGCTCGACGCCTCGGCTGTTCCCATACCTCCCTGCAGAAAGCAGAGCGATCCGGCCGCATCGCGCGGGAACCGAATGGCCGCTGGGATGTGGAAAAGGTAAGCGCCGGCCTCAAGACGCGGGCCACGCCCGCACAGCGTGCGCCACACGGCTCGCGGGGGCCGTGGGCCAAGCCTGCGCAGTACTTCTCCAAGCTTGACACGGACATCATCGGCCCGGTCCGCAACATCCATACGGAGCTTGAAGCTGCACGCCGCGCGCTCCAGCGCGCCGCCGAGCAGATTGCGGCGCTCGATCCCGAGATCCTGCGCCTGGAGCGGGCCTGCGACGCAGCGATCGCCGCACAGGAGCGTGGCAGCGAATGACCGATGCCCCCTCCTTCATGGCCGATTGCGGCGAGCGCCTGGCCGACAACGGTTATTCGGTCATCCCCATCATGCCGGGCACGAAGGTGCCGGGGCGGTTCACTGGCGGGGAATGGTCGCCCTATCCCGACTGGGCGCGTCACTGCGACCGGCCGACGAAGCCCTTCGAGGTGGACATCTGGCGCCGCTGGCCGGGCTGCGGCGTCGGCATCGCCACCGGCGCGGTGGTGGGCATCGACATCGACATCCTGGACGGCGCGCTGGCCATCCAGATCGCCGGACTCGCCGCCTCCATGCTCGGAGACACCCCCTGCCTGCGCATCGGCCGCGCCCCCAAGCGGCTGCTCGTCTATCGGGCCGCCACACCCTTCGCAGGCCGCAAGCGCCATCCCCTCGAACTCCTGGCGCGCGGCCAGCAATTCGTCGCCTATGCCATCCACCCCGACACTGGTCGCCCCTACGAGTGGCCGGAGGACAGCCTGGTGGAGCTGCCGCTGTCGCGGCTGCCGGTGGTGGATGAGGCCAGTTGCGCGGCTTTCCTGGAGGCCGCCTGGCAGCTCGTCCCCGACGAGGTCCGGGTCAACTCGATCCTCGCAGACGCGCCCACCAGCACTTGGCGCGGCCCCAGCGACCCGAAGGGCACGCGGGACGCCATCGTTGCGGCGCTGGACTGGCTGCCGAACAATGACCTGCCGGGCAACGAGTGGATCACCGTCGGCGCCGCCATCAAGGCCGCGATCGGCGAGGAGGGGCGCGACCTCTGGCTCGACTGGTCTCGGCGATCCGGGAAGTCGGGCCAGTCGGGTCGATCCGACACCCCCGAGCGGCGCTGGGCCTCGCTGCGACCGCACAGCGTCGGCGCGGGGAAGATCTACTGGCTGGCCGAGCAGCGCGGCTGGGTGCCGGATCCCGCTCTGACGCTGAACGGCACGATGGCCGAGCAGGCGGCACAGCCGCATCCCGCGGCGGGCCTTCTGGCGAAGGTCGCGGTCGCGCCGCTGCCGATCGCGCCGCCGCCGAAGCCCTATCGCGTCCCGCCCGAGCTGCTGAAGGTGGACGGCACGCTGAAGCTGTTCCTCAACTACGCCACGGCCAGCGCCGTCAGCCCGCAGCCGTTCCTCTCGCTGGGTGCCGCCATCTGCCTGGTCGGCGCCATCGCCGGCCGCCGGTACCGCACGCCGACTGACCTGCGCAGCAACGTCTACGCCATCGGCATCGCCGACAGCGGCGGCGGGAAAGACCATGCCCGGCGATGCGCGAAGCGCGCGATCTATGCCGCGGGCCTCGATCGCTACCTCGGCGGCGAGGATCTCGCCTCCTCGGCGGGACTGCTCACGTCGCTGCAGCGCCATCCCGCCCGACTGTTCCAGGTGGACGAATTTGGCCAGTTCCTGAAGCTGGTCCTGAACCAGCGCGCGCCGGCCCATAAGGCGGCTATCTGGTCAGAGCTGACGAAGCTCTACACCTCGGCGGCTGAGCCCTACATCGGCGCCGAATACGCCGACCAGAAGGCGCGGCCGCGCGTGACCATCGAGCAGCCCTGCGCCTGCATCTGGGGCGTCACCGTGCCAGGTCCGTTCTGGTCGGCGCTGGAAGGCGGCGCTCTGGCGGACGGCTCCATCGCGCGCTTCCTGGTGTTCCTGACCGACGACGACTACCCGGAGCGCAATGAGACGCCGGCGCCGATGGACCCGCCGCCTCCGTTGGTGTCGGCCTTGCAGGGGATCGCGCGCGGCGTGCCAGGTCACAGCCATGGCGGAAATATCGCCGACGCAATGGAATCCTCTGCGCCGATCCACGCCTACACAGTGCCGCTGACCGCGGACGCCGACGTTGCCATGGCCAGTGTGCGGCGAGAGGCGACCGCCCTGTTACGCTCCCACCGCGGCACCTACGCCACCGCGCTGTTCGGCCGCTACGCGGAGAACACCGCAAAGCTGGCCATGCTGGCGGCGATCAGCCGTGATCCTTCCAGGCCCGTCACCCAGGCGCAGGACGTGACCTGGGCCAGCGGCCTGGTCGAGCACTGCATCGCCACGCTGCTGCGCGAGGCCGAGCGCAGGGTCTCCGACAATGACACGGAGGCGAAGCACAAGCGGCTGCTCGCGATCATCCGCGACGGCGGACGCCAGTCGCGCAGCGACATCACCAGGCGCTCGCAGTTCCTGTCGCGCCGGGAGCGCGAGGAAATCATCGCCTCGCTCATCGAGGCAGGCCTCGTGGTCATGGACGTCGAGCCCGGGACGACGAGGCCGACCGCCTACTACACCGCGACCACGCCCACCGGGACGGCGCTCGTTGGAAGGAGTGTGCCATGAAGTATCTCGCCCGCATGAGGTATCTCGCGCTCGGAACCCCAGGTGCAGGGCCGGTCTCCGCGAGATCTTCAATAATTCAATCTTTCACGCGCGCAGGCGAATGCAGATGCGCGGGCGCCCTAGGGCCAGGAGAGAGACCCATTGAAGTATTATTATTATTGAAGTTTCTCCTCCTCCCCAGGGGACGTCCGCGCGCACGCGCACGAGGCGCCAGTCGGCGCAGGACCACGCCAGGTCAGGCCAGCGCCGACAGCGCAGCCTCCGGTGCGCGGTCCAGGATCTTTAGCAGCGCCTTGGCCGGTCCGGCCGGCAGGCGCTTGCCCTGCTCCCAGTTCCGCACGGTGTCCAATGGCACGCCAATTCGCGCGGCAAAGGCGGCTTGCGTCAGCCCCGTCCGCCGACGCACCCGGCGCGTGTATGCCGCCGCGTCCTGCGCCGACGCTGCATCGTCCTCGGCGGCGTGGCGCTGGATGTCGGTCTCGGTCGTCGCATCGACCCGCCGCGGGTCAATCCGGCCCTTGAGCGGCTTGGCGGCGTCAAGCGTCACGCGAACTGTACCCATAGCGAGCCACCTCCTTGGCGTTGGCCTTGCGGGCCGAGATCATCCGGAACGCGTCGCTCCGCGGCGTGTAGACCACCAGGAACAGCCGCCCCTCGATCTGGCCGAGCACGCGATAGCGCTGCTCGCCGTAATCGAAGCGGTTGTCGACTTCGACCAGCCGATCCGGGTCGAGGAACACCTGCACCGCATAGGCGAAGTCGAAACCGCGCTCGGCGAAGCAGGCGTCGCTCTTGGCGTCATCCCACTCGAATTCCACGGCCTCTATGTAGGCCAGAGGACGACAAAACCCAAGGGCTTTCTCCAGCGAGCAGCGGGAGTTCGCGCATGAGCATGCACGGCGCACCGCTGCCGCCCCGGTCCTGCCTCGACCGCGGCACGCGCAGCCCGACCAACGACAGCGAGGTGAACGCCATGCGTGCGGCTGCCTGGCATCGGCACGGCGTGGCCGCTCTGCCCGTCGCCGACATCACTGACGACTGGCTCCGCCAGGCCATCACCAACGAAGCCAACCGGCGCTGGGGGCGCCGCAACGGGGAGAACCACCATGGCCGGTAAGCGCAAGACCAAGGTGTCGAAGCCGAAACACGACGATTTGGCGAAGCCGTCGAAGTGGCGTCTGCAACACGGCGGCTTCTCCGAGCCGGTCCGCGACGCGGATCCGGACACGGGCTCACCCATTGCGCATCGTCGTGCCGTCGATACGCTTGGGCTGATGCTGGCCAATGGCAGCATCACGCCGCAGATGCACGAGGCCGGGGCAATGTTCCGTGTGACCTTCCGCCTCGCAGCGTTGGACGGCATGCGCACGACGCAGCTGCTGCGTATCCAGGGTGGCGGAGGCGATCTGCTGAGCGAACGCCAGGCTGCGGCGCGGCGTCGGTTGGCCGCGGCCCTGGAGCTTTTCGGTGGCGCGGACAGTGCCGGCGGAAGCTGCCTGTGGCACGTGCTCGGCCTCGAGTGTTCCCTGCGGGAATGGGCGATGCGGCAGGGGTGGTCGGGCCGTCCGGTCCATCACGTCCAGGCGCAGGGCATCCTGCTCACCGCGCTCGGTGTGCTGGCCGCCCACTATGGCCTGCAACCGCGGGAGCGTGCCGCGTAAGCCTCAGCCCAAAGCGGCCTTCAGGTCCGTCATCGTGGCCATCAGCGTCATCGGGTCGATCGGTGACGGTATGAAGCCGCAGGCCTGGTAGAAGCGCTGAGCGTCTGCGTTCAGGGCCTGCACCAACACCCCGCGCACCGCCAGCACTTCGCTGGCCTGCAGCACGCGCAAGACCGCATCCCGCAGTAGCGCCCGCCCGATGCCCTGACCATGCAGGCTGCGGTCCACAGCCAGTCGGCCCAGCATCGCCATCGGGATCGGGTCGGGCATGTTGCGCTTCACCCGCCCTGGAGCGGCGGTCACGGCCACAGCCCCAGCCGCCAAGCAGTAGAACCCCACCACGAAGCCTGCGCGGCACACCACGAAGGTCCGTGACGCGCCGGCCAGCTGATTCGCCCGTGCACGCCGCCGCAGCCAGTCGTCAAGCGAGGCCTCGCCGCTATCGAACAACGCCAGGTCGTGCTTGTCTTCGAGCGGCGCCGGGGCGCTCAGCCCGTCGGCACTCACTCCCACGGTGGCGCGGTCTCCAGCAGCTTGCGAAGCCGGCCGTTCGGGTTGGGCGGCGCGTCGAGCAGCGCCTGGAACTTGGCGTACGCAGCCGGCTGGGTGCGGAACAGCGTGCGGTCGAGAATGGCGTCGGTCGCAGCGCGGCGCGCAGCCTCCAGCATGAACTCGGAACGCGACTTCCCCGAGAGCACGGCGGCCTCGTCGATCAGGGCACGATCCTCGGGCCGGACGCGTATGTTGATTGCGCCGACGGTGATGGCAGGCTGGTCCTTCGCCGGGCGGCGGGTCGGGGTGGTGATGCGCTTGGCAGGTGTTGGCATGGTGGCCTCCGAGGCTGGTTCTACGACTCTGTATGGACATTGTCCACCACGCAGTCTCGGCGTCGCTGAAACCGGATTGCGGCACCGGAACCAGAAGGGATAGTGTCTCGATAGTCGTTGAATTGCGACCGCAGCCGAGTGGCTCCCGAGCCACCGGCCCGCTGATCAGCCACAGTGGCTCTCGAGCCGATGGTTCCTTCCTGGCCCCGCTGTATGCGGGGGGCGGAAGCGCGCAACATCGCTAGCGCCAGGCCGAAAATATGGGTTGCGGTTTGCAGCCTTACCCCGCGGCTTCAAATTGTTAGCTGCAAACCGGCGCCGCGCCGTTGCCCCGCAAACCCCCTGCAAACCGGATGGCACCATGACGCTCCCCTGGATGGCGGCGAAGATTGTGCTGCGTCCGGTGGCGGAGCTGCGCCCGCATGCCGGCAATGCCCGCGTCCACAGCGCCGAGCAGCTGCAACAAATCAAGGCCAGCATGCTGGCCTTCGGCTTCACCAACCCGCTGCTGGTGGATGAGGATGGTGTGCTGATCGCCGGCCACGGTCGCCTCGAGGCGGCGTCCGCGCTCGGCATGGCCAAGGTGCCGGTGATCGTGCTGCGGCACCTGTCCGCGGCGCAGAAGGAGGCGCTGCGCCTCGCCGACAATCGCATCGCGGAGAACGCGACCTGGGACCAGGCGCTGCTGCGTGATGCGCTCGCCGCGGTGCAGGCGGCGCAGGACATCGACCTCGGCGCGCTCGGCTTCTCGGCGGGTGAGCTCGCGGACATCCTCGCGGCGGCTGGAGATGCCGTGTCCGACGGCGACGCGCCCGAGGCTCTGTCTGCGGATCCCGCCGAGGGGGGCGGTGCGGCAGGCGCGGCGGTCACCGAGGATGCGCCGGCGGAGGATCCTGCCGATGCTGATCCGGAGCCGCCGCGCCAGGCCGTAACCCGGCCCGGCGACCTCTGGCTGCTGGGCGAGCATCGGCTGCTCTGCGGCGACAGCACCGACGCGGCCAGCGTGGCGCGCGTCATGGGCGAGGACCGCTGCGCGCTGCTGTTCACGTCGCCGCCCTACGGAAACCAGCGCGACTACACCACCGGCGGCGTCACGGATTGGGATGCCCTGATGCACGGCGTGTTCCAGCACCTCGACGCGGCCATGCGACCGGATGGCCAGGTGCTGGTGAACCTCGGCCTGATCCACCGCGACAGCGAATGGATCCCCTACTGGTCGGGCTGGCTCGACTGGATGCGCGCCCGCGGCTGGCGCCGCTTCGGGCTCTACACCTGGGACCAGGGCCCCGGCTTGCCCGGCGATTGGAATGGTCGCCTCGCACCCGCCTTCGAGTTGGTCTTCCACTTCAATCGTCAGGCCCGGCAGGCGAACAAGATCGTCCCCTGCAAATGGGCCGGCACGCCGAACAAGGGCAGCGGCCTGCGCGCGGCCGACGGGACCATCTCGGAATACCAGCATGCCGGCCTGCCGGTGCAGGACTTCCGGATCCCCGACAACGTGCTGCGCCTGACCCGCCACAAGGGCCGGGGCATCGAGACGGAGCACCCCGCGGTGTTCCCGGTCGTGCTGCCGGAATTCCTCATGCGCACCTACACGGACGATGGCGACGTCGTGTTCGAGCCCTTCGACGGCTCGGGCACCACCATCCTGGCAGGTCAGCGCACCGGACGCCGCGTGCGCGCGATCGAGCTGGCGCCCGCTTATGTCGACCTGGCGATCGCCCGCTGGCGGATGCTGCATCCCGATCTGCCGGTTACGCTGGCCGACGATGGCCGCGACTACGATGCCGTCGCCGCGGCGCGAACGGAGGTCACCGGCAATGCAGCCTGATCTCGTCGTCTCGACTCTGCCGGTCGCAGCGCTGGTCCCCTATGCCGAGAACGCGCGCACGCATTCGCCGTCGCAGGTGGCGCAGATCGCCGCGTCCATCGCTGAGTTCGGCTTCGTGAACCCGGTTCTGGTCGATGCCGAAGGCGTGCTGATCGCCGGCCACGGCCGCGTCATGGCGGCGAAGCAGCTCGGGCTCGCCTCCGTGCCGGTGCTGCGGCTCGGCCATCTCTCCCCCGCGCAGGCGCGGGCGCTCCGCCTAGCCGACAACCAGATTGCCCTGAACTCCGGCTGGGACGAGGCGCTGCTGGCCGCTGAGATCGCGCGGATCCGCGACGAGGCGGTGGTCGACCTGGATGTACTCGGCTTCTCCGGCATGGAGCTCGACCGGTTGCTGGCGGCTGCCGATGCCGGCCTTGGCGATGATGCCGATGACGCACCGCCGCTGCCCGCGGAGCCCGTCACGCGCACCGGCGACCTGTGGCGCTGCGGCGAGCACCGCCTGCTGTGCGGCGACGCGACGAAGCTGACGGACGTACAGCGCGCGCTCGGCGCCGGCCACCTGGCCGACATGGGCTTCGTGGATCCGCCCTATAATGTCGCCTACGAGGGCGGTACCGCGGCGAAGATGACCATCGCCAATGACGCGCTCGGCGGCGGCTTTCCCGAGTTCCTTCGTCCCGCGCTGGCCAACCTGCTCTCGGTCACGAAGGGCGCCTGCTACGTCTGCATGTCCTCGTCCGAATGGCCGACGCTGCATCGCGTCTGGCAGGAGGCGGGCGGCAAGTGGTCGAGCACTATCATCTGGGCGAAGAACACCTTCGCCCTTGGCCGCGCCGACTACCACCAGCAGTTCGAGGCGATGCTCTACGGATGGAAGGCCGGCGCGCAGCACTACTGGTGCGGCGCTCGCGACCAAGGGAACGTCTGGCACTTCGACAAGCCGGCGCGGAACGACCTGCATCCCACCATGAAGCCGGTGTCGCTGGTGGAGCGGGCCATCCGCAACAGCAGCAAGCCGCGCGACACGGTGCTGGACTGCTTCGGCGGCTCAGGCACCACGATGATCGCCGCCGAACGCACGGGGCGGCGTGCCGTGCTGCTGGAGATCGATCCGGCCTATGCCGATGTCATCGTGCGGCGGTGGCAGGAGACCACCGGCGAGGCCGCAGTGCTGGAAGGTGATGATCGCATCTTCGCCGATGTCGCCGCGGCGCGTGGCGTCGTCGATCATGATGTGATCCAGACCGCCGAAACTTAGCAATTCCGCGCCGCTGCATCTTGCTTGGCTCGTGCGCGCCACAGCGCGAATGGTCCGTCACACGCAGAGCACCCCGCCCTGCACCACGACGGAGACCACGATGTCCGACCGCGAAGCCCGCGCCGCCCGCAACCAGGAATGCAGCTTGGCCGCCTTCCTCGCGAAGAAGGCCGAATTCGACGCCCTCCTCGCGGAACTCACCCAGGCCAGCGCGGACCATTTCGGCGCGGACCCCGAGACGGTGCTCTGGGGCGAAGCGGCCTGGCTTTCGGATGCCACCGCGAAGCTGAAGGATATCGCGGACCAGCATTTCCGCCGCGGCGAATACGCCTGCTGAAGCGGGCTGCCCCCGCACCGCCCCGACCGGCGAGGCCGGCGGGGCTCCCGGCAGTAGGGGCCGATGTCCGGCACCCGGAACCGGAGACCACCACGATGACCAAGCTTTCCGACAGCCAGCACGCGATCCTCAGCGCCGCCGCGCAGCATGAGATGGGCCTCGCCCGCGCGCCGAAGACCCTGCCGGCCGCGGCCCGCAACGCGGTGTTCCGCAGCCTGATCAAGAACAACCTGCTCACCGAGATCAACGCGCCGCGGGAGCATGTCGGGCTCGGCTGGCGGCAGGACGAGGACGGCACCTGGATCGTGGCGCGGATCACCGACGAGGGGCTGCGCGCCATCGGCATCGACCCGAACGAGGGCGACGTGGGGGCCGGCGAGCCCGACTGCTCGGGCATCGAGGCCAGCGTGCCCGACACGGCGCCCACGGGCGCGGACGACGCCGCCGAGGGGGATACCCCCGCGGAAGAAGCCGAACCCGCCCATGGCGCGCCCCTGGCGGAGGAAATCGCCCTGCTCGACCAGGTCCTCGCGGCACGCGCCGCCGCGCCGCGGACCAGCCTGCGCGACGCCGCCGCGGCGGTCCTCGCCGCCTGGGACGACGAGGCCAACCGCGCCACGGACATGATCGCCGCGCTCGATGCCCCGATGGAGGCGCTGCGCACCCTGCTCGCTGGTAAGCCGGCCCGCGCCGCGCGCGAGGCCGGAGCGCCACGCAAGCCGCGGGAGGGCACGAAGCAGGAGCAGGTGATCGCCATGCTGCGCCGCCCCGAGGGTGCCACGGTCGCGCAGATCGCCGAAGCGACGGGCTGGGCGCAGCACACCGTCCGCGGCTTCTTCGCCGGGCTGAAGAAGAAGGGCCACGCGGTCGAGGTGAAGTCGCGCGAGCGGATGGTCGGCCCGAACAAGACGGGCGCGAAGGGCTCCTTCACCATTTACCACCTGCCGGCCTGACCACGGAGCCGGACACGTCGAGGGCCCGCCGCCGGCAGGTAGCGGGCCCTTGCTCGTGATGACCATCACGTGCGGCGGGAGGTCGCCGCCATGCCGGAACTGACCGCCTCCACGCGCGAGGCCGCCCGTCGCCTCGGCGTCAGCGACACCGCCATCCACAAGGCCGAGCGCGCGGGTCGCATCGCCCGCGAGCCCGACGGTAGCTGGGACATCGACAAGACCCGCCGCCGCCTGACCGAGACCGCCGATCCCAACCGCTCGCCCCTGGCCAGCGGTGCCGGCGCCGACGGCACGCCCTTCGCCCGGCTGAAGGTCGCGCAGCTTGCCCTGAAGGTGGAGGCGCAGCGCCTTTCGCTCGACGAGACCAAGCGTCGCCTGGTCGATGTCACCGAAGCCAACGCCGCGCTCGACGAGATCGGCAGCACCATGCGCGACTCGCTGCTGAACTGGCCTGCACGCGTGTCGGGCCTGATCGCCGCCGAGATCAGCGTCGATCCGCATCTGCTGCAGACCATCCTGCAGAGCCACATCAACGACCTGCTGACGGAGGCGGCCGATCGCTTCGATCCAGCAGGCCTCGGAGGGGAGCGGTCTTCGCAGCCGTGAGCATGTGCGCCGCCGCGTTGGCGCCATGCTGCGCCCGCCGCCGCAGCTCACCGTCTCTGAATGGGCCGAGCGCCATCGCATGCTCGGCAGCCGCGCCTCAGCGGAACCAGGCCCCTGGCGCACCAGCCGCACGCCCTACCTCAAGGACGTAATGGATGCGCTGTCGGCGGTGCATCCCGCCCGCCGCGTGGTGTTCATGAAGGGCGCGCAGGTCGGCGCGACGGAGAGCGGCAACAACTGGCTCGGCTACATCATGCACCATGTGCCGGCGCCCGCCCTGGCGGTGCAGCCGACCGTGGAACTGGCCAAGCGCTTCTCGCGCCAGCGCATTGATCCGCTGCTGGAGGAGACGCCCGCGCTGCGGGAGCGGGTTGCGCCGGCCCGCGCGCGCGACAGCGGCAACACCATGCTGTCGAAAGAATTCCCTGGCGGCATCCTGGTGCTGACGGGTGCGAACAGCGCCGTCGGGCTGCGTTCGATGACGGCGCGGTTTCTGTTTCTCGACGAGGTGGACGCCTATCCCGGCGATGTCGCGGGCGAGGGTGATCCGATTGCTCTGGCCGAGGCCCGCGCCCGCACCTTCGGCTGGCGGCGCAAGGCCTTCCTGGTTTCCACGCCCACCATCGCCGGCCGCAGCCGCATCGAGCGGGAGTATCTCGCCTCCGACCAGCGGCGTTTCTTCGTGCCGTGCCCGGAATGCGGGGAGATGCAGTGGATGCGCTTCGAGCGGCTGCTCTGGGAGAAGGGCGCGCCGGAGACGGCGCGGTACCACTGCTCGGCCTGCGACCACCCGATGCAGGAGCACGACAAGACCGCCATGCTCGGCAGTGGCGAGTGGCGCGCGACGGCGGAGGGCCAGGATCCGCACACCATCGGCTTCCACATCTCGGCGCTCTACTCACCGGTGGGGTGGCTCTCTTGGGAGCAGATCGCCCGCGATTGGGAGGCGGCCCAGGGCAAGCCCGAGGACATCAAGACCTTCAAGAACACCGTGCTGGGCGAGACCTGGCAGGAGCAGGGCGAGGCGCCGGATTGGGAGCGCCTGGTCGAGCGCCGCGAGGACTTTCCGATGGGCGCGGTCCCGCCCGGCGCCCTCGTGCTCACCGCCGGCGTCGACGTGCAGGATGATCGCCTGGAATGCGACGTCTGGGGCTGGGCAGAGGGCTTTTCCTCGTGGCTGGTCGATCACGTCGTCATCACCGGCAGCCCGCGCGATCGGGAACCTTGGGACGAACTGGCCCGGGTGCTGGCGCGCGACTGGCCACGCCAGGGCGGTGGCGCCATGCGCATTGCCCGACTCTGTGTCGACACCGGCGGCCGCGACACCGCCGCCGTCTATGGCCATCTGCGCCGCCTGCGGGATCCCCGCATCGCGCCGACCAAGGGCATCGACGGCTGGAACCGGGCGCAGCCCGTCCAGGGCCCGACGTCAGTGGATGCGCTGGTGAACGGTCAGAAGCTGCGCCGTGGCCTGAAACTCTGGACCGTGTCCGTCTCGACCTGGAAGGCCGATCTCTATCGCCGCCTCTGGCTCGGCCGCGGCGACGCGGAGGAGCTTCCACCCGGTTGGGTGCATCTGCCGCGCGCGATCGACGTCGAATGGGTCAAGCAGCTGGTCGCCGGGCAGCTGCGCACGACGAAGGACCGCCGCGGCTTCGCCCGTCAGGAATGGGCCAAGCTGCGGGAACGGAACGAGGCGCTGGACTGCGCGGTGCTGGCGCGCGCCGCGCTCTGGCTGCTCGGCGCCGATCGGTATGGCGAGCAATTCTGGGCACGGCTGAGGGATGAGGCGGCGGACGCTCCCCTCCGGCCGAGCGACATTCCCGCCGCTGGGAATGTCGCAGACGCATCGCCGGCGCCGCAGGTCGGATCGGCGCCTGCGCCCGACACCCAGCGCCCGCGTGGTTGGCTCGCACCGCGCAATGGCTGGCTTCGCTGAGAGGAGGACCATCATGGACCCGACCGTCCTCGCCTGGGCGCTGGCGCAGCCTGCCGGCACCCGCGCCGCCGTGCTGGCCGCCGCCTTCACCGGCGGCACGACGCGCGTGACCTTCGACGGCCGCACCGTGGAATACCGCTCGCTCGACGAGCTCGGCCGTGCGCTCTCCGTCCTGCATGCTGCCGAGAACACCGCTGCGCGCCGCCCCAGCGTCACCTTCGCCAGCTTCTCCCGCGAGGGCAGCAAGTGATGGGGCGTCTCCGCGATGCCTGGGACGCCCTGCGTGGCTATGCCGCCGCCCACGACAGCCGCGCCTCGAACTGGGCGGCCTCCGGCAGCAGTGCCACGGCCGAGGTTGGCGCCGCGGCGCCCACGGTGGCGCGCCGCGCCCGCGATGCAGTCCGCAACGACCCCTACGCCGCCCGCATCGTCGATCTCTGGACCGGGAACGCGGTGGGGGCCGGCATCACCACCCGCTGGCCGGACAAGCCCCACGCCGAGGCCTGGCGCCGCTGGTCCGACAGCACGGCCTGCGACGCCGAGGGAAGGCTCGACCTCTATGGCCTCCAGGCGCTGGTGATGCGGGCCGTGGTGGAAAGCGGCGAATGCTTCGTCCGCCTGCTGCCGGCCGACATCACGACGGCGAACCCAATCGGCCTGCGGCTGCAGGTGCTGGAAAGCGACCACCTCGATGCGGCACGGCAGGGCGTCATCGACGGCGTCCCCACCCTGCAGGGCATCGGCCTGGGCGAGGCGGGCGAGCCGGTGGGCTATTGGCTGCACCGCGTGCATCCCGGCGCATCCTGGGTTCTGCCGGGCGGCGCCACTTGGCTGAGCAGCCAGCGCGTCCCGGCCCGCGACGTGCTGCATATCTACCGCAAGCGCCGGCCGGGCCAGCTGCGCGATGTCTCGTGGCTGGCGCCGGTGCTGACTCGCCTCCGGGATCTCGGCGATTACGAGGCTGCGCTCCTGATGAAGGCCAAGATCGAGGCCTGCCTGGCCGCGGTTGTGTCCGAGGATGGCGATGACGCCATGACCGGCGCCGCATCGGGCCTGCTGCGCGATGCCCAGGGCCGCACGGTGGAAAGCTTCGAGCCAGGGATGATCCTGTACCGGCGCGGCATGGGATCCGTGGAGGTGGTGAATCCGAGTGGTGGTGGGAGCCACGCGGCCTTTGCCCGCCGCGCGCTGGAAGCCTCTGCGGTGGGCACGGGCCTGACCTACGACCAGGTCGCGGGCGATCTCACCCAGGCGAACTACTCCTCGCTCCGTGCCGGCAAGATCGAGTTCCGGCGCCTCTGCGAGCAGGTGCAGTACGGAATGCTGATCCCGATGCTGGTGCGGCCCGTCGCCGATCGTTTCCACGCCCAGGGTGCGCTGCTTGGGCTGTGGGGCGCAGAGGTGCCCGACGGTCTGTCGCACGTCCCGCCGGCCCACGAGATGATCGACCCGCTCAAGGACACCACCGCGCTCATCGCCCAGGTCCGCGCCGGCTTCGTGCCGCAGCCCGAGGCGGTCGGCGCCTTCGGCTACGACTTCCGCCAGGTCGTCGAGATGATCCGCGAGGCGAATGCCCTGCTCGACGAGGCGGGCCTCTCGCTCGACAGCGATCCGCGCCGCGTCGCGAAGTCCGGTGCCGCGCAGGACGCAGCTCAGCTCGCTGCCATCGAGATTGCAGCCACCGGCGCTGCTTCGCCGCGTGCGGATGCGGGCGCTGCCCCCAATCCAGGAGCATCCCAATGATCGCAGGCGCCTACGACTGGACCGACGACATGCTCAAGATCAAGAGCATGCAGAAGAAGTTCCGCGACAGCTTCAACGGCACCGAGATCAACCCGGCGCGGTGGGAGATCGGGGCCACCGGCGGCGGCATCACCCACACCGTGGCGGATGGCGCGGTCACCATCTCCACCGGCACCACGCTCGATGACGAGTTGACGCTCACCAGCCGCACCACCTTCACCATCCCGCTCCGGGTCATGGTGGCGGTGAACATGAGTCAGCGCATCGTCGGTCAGTCGGTCTGGCTCGAGCTGGTCAGCATCGATCCCACCACCGCCCAGCCGGACGGCCGCAGCGTGGCGGCCTGGCGGCTGGATGGCGCCAGCGCCACGCTCGCGAACTACGAAGTCCAGAGCGAGGGCGCGCCGCGCCTCGGCAGCACCTCCGGCAGCACCATTCCCACCACCGCGCCCGCGGGCTGGTCGGTGCTGGAGCTCGAGCCGACCAACGACGAATGCTACTTCCACGGCCGCCTGCTCGACACCACCGCAGCGCGTTCCAACTCCTATGTCCGCCACCAGCAGATTCCGGAGCCCAATGCGCTCTATCGCTTCCGGATCCGCGTGCGGAACCGCCAGTTCATCAGCGGTATCTCCGCGGTGGCGAACAACGGCTCCGGCGCGGTGCGCATCACCCGCGCGGCGCATGGCTTTGCCACGAACGATGTGGTGACGGTCGCCGATGTCTCGGGCGTGCCGGGGGCGAACGGGACATTCACGATCACGGTCATCGACGCGAACAGCTTTGACCTGGTGGGGTCGACCTTCACCGGCGCTTATCTCAACACTGGCTGGGCCTCGATCTCGCGCAACCTCGCGCCGGTCTCGAACACCGACATCAAGGTCCAGTTCGTCACCATCGCGGACTACGCCGAGCTCACCACCGAGATCACGGCGGGTCGCGGCCAGTCCGTTGCTGGCCAGGGGCTGGGCGTGAACGTGCTCAGCACCATCCCGCCGAGCGTCACCCCGGTGGGTGGCCAGGCCCGCAACACCAGCGGCGCGGTACCGGTGCTGGCGGCGACGGGCTACTCGGCCAACCCGGTCGCCGTCACCACGGCGCGCGGCGTGGACCTTCTCGCGACGCTGATCGGCGCGCTGGTCACCAAGCCCTACGCCATCCCAGAGGCGGACTGGCAATACGCCGCCGCCGCGGGCGGGATCATCAACACCACCGACGTGGTGCTCAGGGCGGCCGCCGCTGCTGGCATCCGGAACTACGTGACCTCGATCGACATCCGCAATGCGCACGCGACGATCGCGACCGAAGTGGTGATCAAGGACGGCGCGACGGTGATCTGGCGGCAGTTGCTGGCGGCGGCGATGCCGGCGCCGGTCGAGATCACCTTCCCGACGCCGCTGCGCGGCACCGCGGCCACGGCGATGAACGTCGCCTGCATCACCACCGGCGCGCAGGTCTACGTCAACGCGCAGGGCTTCGCCGCGCCGTAGCGGCGCCACGCCAGGAGCACATCTCATGACCGAACCAATCGAACCGGGCGGGGTATCCTCCGCGCCCGATCGACTTCCCACCGCTGGGCAGTCGATCGTGGCGTGCCGCGCCCTGGCCGCACCGGTCAGCGTCAATCGCGCAGCTCGCACCGTCGAGGTGGTGTGGAGCACCGGCGCGCGCGCCCGCAACTTCGTGCCGCCCTATGGGCCAATCCTCGAAGAGCTCGACATGGCGCCCTCAGCGGTGCGCATGGACGCGCTCCGCTCCGGCCGCGCGCCGGTGCTGGACACGCATCGCCGTGCCGGCACGCGCGACGTGCTGGGCCGCGTCACCGCCGCCCGGCTCGACGCCGGCCGCGGCTACGCCACGCTGCAATTCAGCGGCGCCGACGACGTGGAGCCGGTCTGGCAGCGGGTCGCCGACGGCACGCTGCAGTCGGTGAGCGTTGGCTACCGCGTCCATCGCTACGAGCCCCGGCCCGATGCCGCCACCGGCCAGACCATCCACCGCGCCGTGGATTGGGAGCCCTACGAGATCTCGATCGTGCCCGTCCCGGTGGACGCGGCTGCCGTCGTGCGTGGCGAGGGGGACCAGGGCGCCCCCGCCACCGCCATCGAACCCGCCCTGACCATCCCCGAGGAACCACCCATGCCCGAGACGACGCCGGCTTTGCCGGATCCCGCGCCGGCGCCGCCTGCGCCGCCCACCACCCCGCACCAGGAGAACGCTGTGACCGCCACCGCCCCGCCGGAACCCACCCGCGCCGCACCGCCCGCGCCGGACCTCGATGCCATCCGGGCTGAGGCGGAGCGTGCCGCGGTCGAGCGCATCGCCGGCTATGAGCCGGTGCTGGCCGCCGCCCGCGGCCTGGTGACCGCCGACATGCTCGACACCATGCGGGAGGGCGCCATCCGCGACCGCGTCTCTCCCGAGGTGCTGCGCGGTCGGCTGTGGGAGGCCTTCACCAGCGGCGCCGCGCGTCCCTCCCTGCCGGCGCGCCCCGACACCGGCCCATCCAACGAGGACCCGTCGCAGCTCCTCGACGCCATGGCCGAGGCGCTCGCCGCCCGCACGATGCCCGGCTACCAGGCGCCGGCGACCGGCCGCCACACAGAGTTCCTGGGCTGGCGGCCCTCCGACATGATCGGGGAACTGCTCCGCGCCCGGGGCGAGCGGAACGTCCCGCGCAACCCGACCATCCTGGCCGAGCGCGCCTTCCACACCACCAGCGACTTCCCCGCGCTGCTCTCGGCCGCGGCCAACAAGATGCTGCTGGCTGCCTACGCGCCGGCAGCGCCCACCTACCGCACGCTGTTCCTCCGCCGCGATTTTCGGGACTTCAAGCCGCACCGCCATCTGCGGGTCGGCGACTTCCCGACGCTGCTGCCGCTGTCGGAGAATGGCGAGGTCCAGGCCGGCACCATGTCGGAGAGCCAGGAGCTCGTGTTCCTGCAGACCTTCGCCCGGCGCATCCGCGTCACGCGCCAGATGCTGGTGAATGACGATCTGGGCGCCTTCACTGACTTCGCCTCCATGATCGGCCGGCGTGTCGCCGACTTCGAGAATGCGACGGCCTATGCGCTGGTGAATAGCGCGGGTGGCGACGGCCCCACGCTCACCACCGGCGCGGCCGCGGTCTTCGGGACGGCGGCCGCGCGAGCCAACAAGGCGGGTGCGGGCACCGCGCTCGACCTGCCGAACCTGGCGCTCGGCCGTGCCGCGGTGATGCGTCAGAAGACCCTCGACGGCCTGCCGATCGCGGTGGGTGCGCAGATGCGCCTGCTGGTCGGGCCGAACCAGGAGCTTGCCGCGCGGCAGCTCACGGTGTCCGTCCAGGCGACCCAGACCAGCAACGCGAACGTCTACGCCGGCTTCGTGCAGCCGCTGGTCGAGCCGCTGATCCCGGCCAACCGCTGGTACCTCTTCTCGGATCCGATGGCCGCGCCGGTCTACGTCTACGGCTACCTCAATGGCGCCGAGGGGCCGCAGGTCACCACCGGCAATGTCCAGGGCGTCGACGGCGTGGAGGTCAGCGTGATCTTCGACTTCGGCGTCGGCGCCATCGACTGGCGCGGCGCCTGGTTCAATCCGGGCACCTGATCCCGGCTCCTCCCTTCCATCGTGAACCCATGCAGAGGCCGCCCCATCGGGCGGCTTCTGCGTTTGTGGAGACCTCATCCCCATGCGCAACTATGTGCAGCCGGGCGACAGCCTGGCGCTCGCAGTCCCCTATGCGGGCGGCGTCACCTCCGGCCAGGGTGTTTTGGTCGGCGCGCTCTTCGGCGTGGCCGCCATCGATGGCGTGCAGAACGCCGTCATCGAATGCCAGACCAAAGGCGTCTTCGACATCACCAAGGAGCCGGCGCTGGCGATCACCGCCGGTGCTCGCCTCTTCTGGGACAACACGAACCGCCGCCTCACCACCACCGCCACCGGCAACTTCCAGGTGGGCCTCGCCACCGTGGCGGCGCTGGTTGCGGACACCACCGTGCGCGCCGTGCTGCTGCGCGTTCCAGCGTCCGGCACATGAGCGCCGATCCGACGGCCACGCGGGGCTATCGCAACCGCAACCCGGGGAACATCGAGCACGTCCCCGCCAATGCGTGGCAGGGCCTGGCCGAGCCACCCTCGGACGGGCGCTTCTGCCGCTTCACGAGCCACGAGTTCGGCATCCGCGCGCTGGCGGCGCTGCTGGTTACCTATCAGGACCGGCACAAGCTGCGCACGCCGCGCGCGATCATCGAGCGCTGGGCGCCCAAGGTGGAGAACGATACCGCGGCCTATGTTGCCGTAGTGGCGCGGCGTATCGGCGTCGGGCCGGATGATGCGATCGATCTGAATCGGCACGATCACCTCCGGCCGCTGGTCGAGGCCATCATCCATCATGAATGCGCGGGGCTGAGCTATCCGACCGCGGTTATCGACCGCGCGCTGACGCTCGCAGGGGTGCCGCCGGCGCCGCCGGTGACCCTGCGCGAGGTGGCGGCCGTCACCGGCACCGGGCGTGGTGCGGTCCTCGTGGGCGCAGCGGGCATCGCCACCGCGGTGGCGCAGGCGGCACCAGCCATCCAGGCGCTGGGCGCGCTGGCGCCGGCTGTTGCCATCGCGGTCATCGTGGCGGCGGTGGTCGGCGTGCTCGCCTGGCGGCTGCGGCTGCCAGCGTGAGCGCCTTCGCCGCGGCCATGGATGCGCTGGCCGCGGATCCGAACATCGGCGCTGATGCGACCTACCGCGCGGGCGGGTCCGGGGCTCCGGTCCTGCTCCGCGTGGTCCGCTCGGCGCCGGATCGGCTGGGCGACGCCTTCGGCACCAGCGTGATCCAGGCCAGCGATGTCCTGACGGTGGCCATCGCCGTGCTGCCCATCGTCGAGGCGGGCGACACTTTCACGCTCGGCGCCGACACCCTGACCGTCCAGCACGCCGAGCCTGACGCCGCCGGCATCGCCTGGCGCGTCTTCTGCCGCCGATAGGAGCACCGCCATGATCGACCCCGAACGCATCGGCGGCATCGTCGGCGAGGCGTTGCTCGCCGGCGCGCTCGGCGCGCTTGGGGCGATGGCGCGTTTCTCGACCACCGACCGGCCACTGCTGACCCGCGCCTATCTGCTGCACGCGCTGGCCGGCGGCAGCCTCGGCACCGGCGCCTGGCTGATCGCCCATGCCTTCGAGCTCGATGGCTGGTGGTTGTTCGCGGTGGCGTGGTTGGCGGGGACGCTCGGCTATGCGGCTCTGCACGACCTGCTGCTGCGGATCCTCAGCCGCAAATTTGGCGGACGCTGATCCATGCGGCTCGGCGCCAGCATCGTCGGGGACCTGCGGAAGCTGCTGGCGGACGAGGTGCGCGCGGGCGAGCGCGCCGCGATGACCGCGATCCGCGCCGAGACCGAGCAGGTGAAGGCCGAGCTCCGCCGGCAGGTCACCACCGCCTTCTCGGGCAACGCGCGCGGCATCGCCAATGCCTGGCGGTCGATGATCTTCCCGCGGTCCGGGCAATCGCTGCGGCCGGCGGGGCTGGTGTTCACCAAGGTGCCGAACGTCATCGATGCCTTCGAGCGCGGCGCGCTGATCCGCGCGAAGGGTGGCGGCAAGTTCCTGGCCATCCCGACCGGCTTCAACGCGGCCCGAGGACGGCGCGGTCGCGGTGAGAAGGGCATGCGGGTGACGCCGGCGCAGATGGTCGCCTCCGGCCAGGCCTTCCTGCGCCCCTTCAAGTCAGGCCGGGGCTTCGTGTGGTGTCTGCCGCTGCGCCAAGGCGAGCAGACCGGGCGGCGGCGTCGGACGCGATTGGTGGCGGGCGGCGTCACCGAGGTCGGCACCGGCAACCGCAAGGGGCGCGAGGCCTGGGCGCGCGGCCTGCTGGAACAGGGGATGGTGCCGATGTTCCTGCTCCTGCCGCAGGTGAAGCTCGCCAAGCGGCTCGACGTGCGGGGTGCGGCTGAGCGTGGGCTGCGCCGCCTTCCGGGCCGCTTCGTGGCGGCCTGGGAACGTGAGAGCGGGAGGGCCGCATGAGCGCGCGGGAGACGGCCATCGCCGCGCTGCACAGCCGGCTGCTCACGTCGCTGGCGGCCAGGAACCCGGCACCGCTGGTGCTGCGCGGCGAGACAATCCCGCAGCGCATCCCCGCCGGTGGCCTGGTGGTCGTCCGCGACGGTGAGACGGTGGAGGAGACCCCGATCCTCTCCCCGCTGGCCTGGCAGGTCGAGCATCGCGCCGAGGTCGAGATCACCGTCGCCGGCGCCACCCCGGCCGCACGCAACACCCTGCTCGACGCGCTGCTGGTCGATGTTTCCGCGGCGATCGCCGCCAATCGCACGCTGGGCGGCGCCGTCGAGTGGGCGCAGCCCGGCAGTGCGTCCTTCGAGGATGTCGAGTTCGAGGGTGCTGCCGCGGCTCGCGCTGCCGCCATGACCGTCACCCTCTGGTTCACTGTCGCCGGCTCGCCGCTGGCCTGATCCCCGTCCAGGAGAACGCCCATGCCCCGTGCCATCGGCGCGAATTGCCGCCTGCTGACCTTTCCCGAATCCACCTACGGCACCGCGCCAGGCGGCAATTGGCGGCGCATGCCCTTCCTGTCCTGCGATCTCGGCGCCGAGCAGCCGCTGCTCGATGCCGACGTGATCGGCGTCGGCAGCAACCGGGATCCCGCGGCGCCCTTCCTCGACACGGTGACGGTCGCCGGGCAGGCCGTGGTGCCGATCGATCTGATCAACATCGGCCACTGGCTGCGGCTTCTGTTTGGCGCGCCGACCACCACGGGCACGACCAACTTCACCCACACCTTCGCATCCGGGGCGGCGTCGCTGCCCTCCAACGCCATGGAGATCGGCTATCCGGACGTGCCGTCCTTCGACGTGTGCACGGGCGTGCGCGCCGACACGCTGGAGATGGACTTCACGCCGACCGGTGCCGCGACGGCCACCTTCGGGCTGCTCGGCCAAGGGTCGGTGCGCACGGGCGCCACGTCAGGCGGCACGCCGACCAGCGCGGCCTATACCGCCTTCAACAAAGCGCAGGGCTCCATCACGCGGAGCGGTTCCGCGCTGGCGCAGGTCACCGGGGCGCGGCTCACCTACGCCAACGGCATGGAGGCGGTGCGGACCATCCGTGCCGATCGTCGCGTCGAGGGCGTGGATCCTGGCATCGCCCGCTGCACCGGCCAGATCACCGTGCGCTTCGAGAACACCACGCTGCTGGCCCAGGCGCAGGCTGGCACCTCGGCGGAATTCGCCCTGGCCTTCACGATCGACGCCAACCGCAGCCTCACCATCACGCTGCACGAGGTCTATCTGGCGCTGGCCAAGACGCCGATCGAAGGGCCGGCGGGCGTGGAGGCCAGCTTCGATTTCAGGGCCGCGTTCAACGCCACGGCAACGCGGATGATGACGGCGGTGCTGCGGAACCAGCAGGCGGGGACGGAGTATGCGTGACGTCCATCGCCCTAATTGAGTTCGCTTTGGTCGAGAATCGACTATCGCACGCGAGTCAAGCGGACGTCCGCTCCACTCCTGGATGCGGCTTGAGGAGACAGGCCGTTTAGGCTCACACGCGACAACATGATTTGGCCGTCAGGCAACCGACGGTTTATGATCGTTAGACGGGCAGTAGCAGACATTCTGACCGCCACGATGGCTCAGGGATGAATTGGGGCGACGGTCACCGTCCGTGGCACTGCTTGTATTTCTTGCCCGAGCCACACGGGCAGCGCTCGTTGCGCCCGACCTTCCTACGCGGCTCGACGACCCTCGGCGCGCCACGACGCTGATCGAATAGCGCCTGCAGGGATGCGGGAATATTGACCTCCTGCTGGCGCGGCCCGCCGAACCGCCGCACATTCTCGATGAGCCGCTTCTGGTTCTGAAACGCCTCACGATGCCCCGGTGCCATCGCCTCCTCAAACGGCCGCAGACGCGCCACTTCATCGGCTGCGGCCTGGTGGTCGCCGCAATAGGCGAGGACCACCGCATAGAGCGCCCGAGTCTCTATGACGCGTGAAGCGAGCCCAACTCCCTGCATGATCGGGAAGATGCTCCGCTCAAGAACCTGCCGGGCGCCGATGAAGTCGTTCACCCAGACAAGCTCGTCGACCAGATCGAGACCAACCCGCACCAGCGAGTCGAACGCGTGGGCGAGCTCATAGAACTTCATCGCATGGATGCGTGCCAACACAGAGCGCTGGCTCATCCTGCCGGCAGCCTGCGCTAGCAGGTCGAGTGTGTCGGCCAGATGCTTCAGCGTATTGGTGATGTCCCGAACTGTGGGCAGTTGCCGGCGCAGCTCCCCGGCACTGCGCCCCATCACATCTCCGGGGGTGATACCGAGCTCCCCGTAATACTCCTCGATCAGTTCGGAAGCCGCGGCGACGGCAGTGGTGTTGTCACCGAGCTTGAAGAGGGCGAGCGCCCGGTTGTAGCGGAACACACGCATATGCTCGGCTTTCGCCGAAATGCGCCGCTCGACCATCCCGAGCATCTCATTGACGCCTTTCGCGTCCCCCAGCATCGACCGGAGGAGCATGCGTTTCATGCCCCAGGCCAACCACTCGTCCTCGCCGAGTCCGTTTGCCTCGACCAGGACCTGCATCTCGTCGATGCGACCGCGGGCGGGTTCGAACGCCCCTTCCCTGAGGTCGTTGAACACGAGCCCATCCAGCGCCCAGAGACGCGTTTCAGGATCCGCTTCCGCGCTCGCTGCGATGTCGACCAAGAATGGCTCGATCTCCGGCCAAACACCCATCTCGTGGAACAATTCGTCTGTCGCGAACCCGACGAGGATCCTCGCGTCTCCCAGCTGCCCGAAGAGGCGGATGAGAAGACCCAGTTTTGCTATGCTCCAATCCTTGCGGATCGAGACGATGATCACCTCGCGAAGGGCGGCCTTCGCTTTGCTCTCGGCCGCGCCGCCCCGCCCTGCAAGATCCGCGAGTCCGAGCATGCGCACGGCGTCGTGGACCTTGAGAGCGGAATTGCCGAAAAGCTCGAGCGCACCCGTCGCCGGCAGGGCTCGCAATCTTGCGGCACCCGCGCGGGCATCGATGTCGGAAGCGCCTTGAAGAAGCTTCATGGCCTCGTCCCGCGAAAGCGCGACGTCGGCCAAGCTCAGGATCGCGATCGTCTCGCGGGCCTCCGCCGATAGTCCCTCGAATGCGCGCTTCAGGATGATCTCCTGTGCGGTCTCCACGACGTGGGTCTGCGCCTCCACATCCGCACAGAAGGCTCGGACCGATCCACCGTATTCCCGGGCAGCGACCGTGGCGGCGTTGAGGACGTAGAACGGCAAGCCACCCGTCAGGCGCGACAGGCGCTGGCAGTCGCCGAAATCGGCTTGGCATCCCGCGTCGTGCAGCGCTGCTGCGATCGTATCCTCGTCCCATCCATGCAATGTCTCGGCCGTGACAGCCAGCCTTGCTTCCATAGCGATGACCTCCGCACCCGGCTGCGCGAGCAGTAGGAAGCGGAGGTGCGGCGCGCGGGCGACGATCGCCTCGATGTCGGATGCCGGGACCCTGTGCGCGTTGTCGATCACAACATGGACATAGACGCCCTCCTCACCGAGCTTGACGCTGAGCGCGCCGAGCGTGTCGAGGCCGCTGGCACCAGGAAGCAGGATTTCACCGAGCTTCCCGCCCGACCGCCCGAATATTCTGGCGGCGACCTCGCGTGTGACAGCCGATGCGAGAGCCGGTCCAGGCGTGTCGACGACGTCGATGTACGTTACCGGAAGTGGGGCATGCAGGGCCGCCTCTGCGACCCAAGCCGTCTTTCCGGCACCCGACAGGCCCGAGACGATGCGGACGCACTGGTCACCAAGCAGCGCCGGCTCATCGATCTGCGCCCTGTATACTGGCGGCGGAGCTGGCAGCTCCTGCATCTGGACGACCAGTTGTTCGAAGAGCGCCGTCAACTCCTCGCGGGAGAAGCTATGATCCTGCCGTGGCGGACTTCCCGCCGACGCGAACATCACGATGCTTGCGAGCTTCCACGTGAGCGTCTCCGGCTTCAACAAGGCGAAGGGCAACTTGCCCGCGAGCGTGGAGCAGGTGCTGATTGCGTCGCCGATACTTTTCGGAGGCACGGGTAGGAACGAGTCCGTTGGTGCCGGACCGTCGGGCCAGTGCAACTGAACGTCCTTCGGCCAGTCGTCAGAGGCGAACTTCTTCAGAAGCGGCCCCGACGGCGCCGCGTTAGATACGATCAAGAAGCCCGCGTCGCCATCTCGCGCGCCCTTGCCATGCTCGCGCCTGATCTCATCGAAGCGCTGAAGGGCGCCTTCGATATCTCCAAAGCTCAGACTGCCGATCCGCGTCTTGATCTGGATGTAGACCCGCCGATGCGGGAGCACGATCTCCACATCCTCATCGCGCTCCACGATGACCCGGTCGACGCCGTTTGCCCCGGCCAGAAGAAGGCAGATCGCTCCATAGATGTGCTGATAAAGAAAGCCGCGATGGACGGCCTCAATACGGACAAGTTGACGCTCGTCGACGACTGCGACGTCCTCAACAAAATTTTTCGCGCCGCTCGATTTGGCGGCCTCGGAATCGTTGGCCACAGCGTACCTCGTGATCAGACAGATGGTTTTCTTCTGAATAGATGGGCGGTTACGCCATGTCGATCACGGACAAGGACGTGACTGTGGATCGCCTGGCACGTTCCTGCCCGAAGAATAGCCCGTCGTCTCCGCGCCACTCTTCAAGCGAACCTCAGCGTGAGCCGACATTCCGAAATGGCTCGAAAGCCGGATTTCTTGCCTTCGTGCTGCGCTGCTGACCATCACGCAGCGCCGCGCCGATGGCAGGCCTCGGCCTTGAAGCGATTGCAACTGCCGCTTCTGGCTGACCGCATCGGCACCAAGAACCATCGAAATGGAGACCCCCAATGCTCACCCTCGACCTCCCGACCGAGCCGTACTGGCTCGACCTTCCCCGCGGCGTCCGCGTGGAAATCCGCCCCGTCACCACTGCCGTCATGGCCGCCGCCCAGGCCGGATCCGCGCGCCGCCTCGGCGCACTGCGGGCCGGGGAAACCGACCTCGACCCCGACATGGCGCGCGGCCTGGCATTCGCCTTCCTGGTCAAGGCGCTCGCCCGCCACGCCGTCACCGCCTGGGAGGGCATTGGCGACGCAGCCGGCAAGCCGCTGCCGCTCTCCCCCGAGGCCGTCGAGCGCCTGATGGACATGGATGAGATGGCGGCCGCCTTCTGGGACCGCGCCACCGGCCCGGTCGCTGCCGTGGCCCTGGAGGGAAACGGCTAA